GAGCGTGTAGCACAGATCTATTTCGAAAAAGAAACTGATACCGAATTACATTTAGTTGATGAAACTAATGATACCGAAAGAGGTGTAGGTGGTCATGGGTCTACAGGCCTAAAGTAATTATTTAAAACCAATATAAATAGTGAATTTGCATTGATTTTATTTTGAATGCAAATGCAAATACACTATTTTTGTATTGTGATCGTAAAACAAACATCGGTTACTAAATAATACAGTCAACATGAGTTTTGAAAAGAATATAAGAGACCAAAGACAACGTCAGCAGGACGAGATTGCAAAATCTTGCGACCAAGGTAACGATATTGAGAAAGCAAGAAAGGCTTTCCCAGATGGCTATACTAAGACTGACAAGAATAATGTGAAGTGGAAGAAAGAAGGCGGTAAGTGGGTAAGACAAAAGAAAGCTAAGGGTGGTAGTGGAGGCAGGACAGGTTTGGCTAAGATAGAAGCAGACAGAGCAGCAGCAATTGATAGAGCCAAGAAAAATTTAGGATCAGGAGGTAACACCCCAAAGAGTGGTGCAAAAAAATTCAACGAACAGGCTAAAGAAGCAGATAAGAAATCTATGACAAAGACTAAGATGGCGACTGAGGTTTTGGATGCAATGGAATTCTTAGGTATTGATCAGGAGAAATTCGCTGACATGAAGAAGGAGTATGGTAGTCTTGAGAAGTTGCACACTGAATTAGGTAAAAGGTTAACTAGCAAGAATGATGCAAAGGAATTGAAGCCTAAATATGACCTTAAAGAATCTGACAGGAAAGTGTACGATAAAGTGATCGAGCTATACAAAGATGGCAAACTTGATTCAGCACAGGCGCAAATAGATGATCATTCTGAGAAGGGTGTGATTGTTGACTCACTGCCTGCAAAAGTGCTTAAGGATTTAGGTTACACTAAGCCTGGAGAGAAACCAAATGTCAGAGTTGAGGGGCAAAAACTTAGCACTGTTACTGAGGAGTATGACTGGGGCACTCTTGTTAAAGTTGAGAAGAAAGGTTCATGGAGGGCTGTGCTTCACCCAGAGGATCAAAAGGAAATAAGTAAATTACCAGTCGGTGATAAAGCTAGAATAAAGGACGAACAGGGTAAGGTTTGGGACATCACTAACAACGGTGAAGGATTCAACTTGAAGGGTGTTGGTCACGACAATGATAGCTATAAAGGGCACTTTAAGCTGTAATAAAGTAATTCGTAATCAAATAAATTAAATTGAAATGGACGTAAAAGACGTTTTGAAAAGAAAGTACAAGAAATCAGAGGATGCTGATATTCTTGCTAAACTCGGTGAAAAGGATTTGAGAGATGTTGAACGTGAGGTTCTTGAGAAAATCGCTAAGAAGCGTAAACTCGAAATCCCTGAAATCAAGGAGGAGAAAAAAGAAGAAGCTTCAACGGATAAAGAATTGATCAAGCAGGTCAAGAAGATCCTGAAGGATTCTAAAAAGAGTGGGTACACTTCAATCCTTTCGGCTGTTGAGTCGATGAACGAAGGCAGTGATGTGACTAAATTGTCAGATTCACAGTTGGGTGAAGTAGTTAATCTATTTAATAATTACCCTGCAGGGGAAAAGGAAGAAAAAATGGCGAAGAAAGAAACCGCAAAGAAGGAAGACGAAAAAGTTGACAAGAAAGTCACTAAGAAGAATGACAAGAAATCTGAGACCACTAAAGTGGATAAGAAAGCTGATAAAAAGACCGACAAGAAAGTCGATAAGAAGGACACTAAGGGTGGTAATGTAACTATCGATGCTTTCACAAGTGAAGGTGATGACAAGTTCAAAATCGATTCTAAAGTTGAATTCGAAGTTGGCGGTGAGAAAGTGACTGGTGAGATCAAACGTTTCTACATCGAAGGTAAAACTAAGAAGGAGAAATGTCGTATCAAAGGTGGTGGTAAAACACACTTTAAAACTGCTAAGCAGTTGACACTTGTCACAGGCGAAACTGCTGCTCCAAAATCGGATGAGAAGGCTGACAAGGCAACTGATAAAAAGGTTGACAAGAAATCTGACAAGAAGAAAAAGAAGTAATGGCAGGATTAGTAGCTGTCACAAAAGGTATCTCAGGTTCTGGAAAATCTTCACGGGTTCTCCAGCTCCTGAAATATTTTGAAGCCATAGGGCTGACACTAAGTGAATACAAATTCACTGCAATCGATGGGAAGACAAGGCCCGTTGGAGTGTTAGTTGAAGGAATCAATCTATTGTTCGTTGGGAAATTCTACAAATCTGGGGACATCGAAAGATGGCAAGGATATGACACTGTCACTTCCTGCTTCAAAGGGGCAGAATACTTCAGTGAATTCCTTAAGGAGAGATCAAGTAGTATGAGCTTCATCATTGAAGGTGCAGGAATTGTGCAGACAAATAGATTGAGACCAACATTCCTATCAGAGATCGGATTCAAAGACATCTTCATGCAGTATTATAATTATGGTGACGAAGGTCGCGATGATTATCATGCCAGAATAGTCTACAGGAGTGGTGAACCCCCAAAGAAAAATACCATGTGGGAGAAGAACATAGGTATGATTAGGGATTGTGTTAAATCACGCGACGAAGCATCATTGCTCAAGAAGGTTAATTTCGAAATACACGATAACTTATTCGATACACCAATTGAAGATTATGGTGTAAAATTCCTTAAGTTCACTGGTAACGGTAAACTGGTAAAGGACTTCAAGAAGTTCGTCAAAGAATACGATTACATCAATACTAACAAATTCGAAAATTTCCAATAAATGTGTGGAATTGTAGGAATGTATTCGCAGGAATACGATGAATCTCACACCGAATTATTCAAACAGATATTTAGAGAATCCCAAATCCGAGGCAGACATGCCTCTGGGATTTCCTATCTTAAGGGTAAGAAGGTGGTGACTAAGAGTGAACCAATATCAGCAGATGAATTTGTTGATAAAATTGGTATCCCAAATACCAATATTATTATAGGACATTGTAGGTACAGCACCTCAGATCTAGAATATAATCAGCCAATAGGCACTAAGAAAATGGCCATTGCCCATAATGGCATAATCACCCAATCAGACCCAGAAAATTGGGAGAAGAGATTCGGGTACAAATTTAAAACAAAGAATGATTCTGAAATAATACTTCGTAATTTAGAGAAGGGTAAGAAGCATCCTTTAGTAAAATATAAAGATTCCAGTATGGCAGTTGTAGCAATTGGCCATAAAGGTAATTTTAAATTCTTCAGGAACGGTAATAGACCTCTGTATTACCATAATATAGGTGAAGCACTTTTTGTGGCGAGCACAAAGGATATCCTGATAAGAGCATTCAAGAAGATTACTGGTGAGAACATTGAACCAGCAGAGTGCATTAATGGGTACCAATATTCATTCGGAGGTAAGGAATCTAGAGTTGATTTGATATTCGATGATTATGACAATCAACAGTTATTAAGGTGTCCAGATAATTATTTAAAAGTAGAGCATGGTTGATTACAGAGAAAAGGATCCAAATTTGAGGCTGGAGTATCTTGTTAATTACTACCATTGGTCGCTTAAATTCTATGATTGCGACCCATCATTATATCTTCTGAATTACATATACAGGAGAATGGAACTTAATGTTGAACAGAGATACTGGATGGCTTGGTTGTACGGGAACAGCTATCAATTAGCAACAGCCTGGGTTGTGGCCAATGAATTTCCAGATTTCGAGAATGTCGATCTTCAAAGATTAGTCGACTGGAACGAAGAGAACTACAGCAGGCTTAGATACCAAGTGGATCAGAAATGGCAGAAAGGTCATTTACCTAAGATGTTTGATTCATACCGGGAAATGATTTACAAGGATCATAAAACACAACATGAGTTCTTTACGGATTTATGCAGCAGTGAGGATCCTAATGAGAACTTTGACACATTGTATAAATTCATAGTGAAGCATCTCTATAAATTCGGGAGGTATTCTGCTTGGTTTTATATCCAGACCTTAAAAGAGACATGTGGGTTGAATGTCGAGCCTAGAGACCTATTACTGAAGGATGATAATACTCACACTCAGAGAGATGGGTTGAGTTACAGCTTAGGTAAAGACGAATGGGTTGGTGACAAAGAAGTTAGGAAAAGTCCAGACAAGATTTCAGCACTTGATGCACAGGCATTATTAGTGATAGATCGTGTTAGAGAAATCGACCCAGATCTGAGACCTGACATGTTTGGTCTCGAGACAACTCTTTGTGCCTTCAAGAAGACATTCAGGAGGAGTAGAGGGAGATACCTCGGGTATTACCTTGACAGACAATTTGAGGACATAAAGAAAGTGCAGGAAGATGATTGGCCAGGAATAGAATGGCAATTATTATGGGATGGCCGAAATGAGATATTAGACAAGAGAACAATTAGAACCACTGGTGTTGTTAAAAGTGATATGGAACACTTCTTGGATACTGGGGAAATTAAATATTTTGATTATTTAAAATCGGAGAAAATGGAAAATATAGGTGGAATGAAATCCAAGGATAAAAGTAAGGAATTCGAACTGATAAGGATCACCCAAGATGATCAAAAGATTATCGAGAAGTTGGAGAAGTGGGGTAAGGAATCTGATGAGTGTGCACACTTCAATAGTTTATGGACTAGGTTCAAGAATTGGGACAAGGAGAATGCGTATGTTTATGTCCTTATGCATGGTAAGAAGATTGCAGGTATGAATGCATTTACTTGTAATACAAGAAACCCTTATGTGAATTGCTACTATTTCGAAATTGACGAAGAATACAGACAAATGGGTCTGGGTAGTAAATTATTCTTCTCATGTATTGAAGAAGGTAAGAAGCGTGGAAACGAGAGATTGACATTGAGAACCAAGAAAGGTTCATTGGGTATGAAATTCTACAATGCAATCGGTATGAAGGAGAGATGGTATGACCCTAAGTCAAAGGAGAACATCTTCGACTTCTCTCTGGCTAAGATCAAGAAGATAAAGGATATTAGAAAACATGCCAAAAAGATAAACGATGCACCGCACCCTGGTCGTGCAAAATTATATGCGAAATATGAAAAGCTTTAGACCGAATGACGATTTCGTGTATTACTTGTATTGGATTGCTGAAAGGATGGAAATTTTCTGGAATCGTGTAGAGGGTAAGAAACCCCCTTACACGAATGACAGAATCTTGCAAGACCATAAATTCACAAACGTGTATAGAGCCTTGGACAGGTCTTCCCAGTATTTGATCAAAGAAGTTATTGGGAAAGATCATACAGAGCGTTACACGAAGGAGGAGATGTTCTGGAGGGTGTTTATCTATAAACATTTCAACCTACCAGACACTTGGGAATTGATAAAGGAAGGTGGATTTGATATTAATCTTGGCTGTGCACTTGATGAACTTGGGGAATATTTAGCTGAGAAAGCTAATAAAGGAGCGACCCTTTATTCCAATGCATATATGATGACGACAGCATTCCTGTCAGGTAAGACTGGTAAATACACATATTTAAAAGAGAAAAAGCTCAGGAAACACCAGTATTATTTTCATATATTTAAGGACGAATTGAAAAATGGTGGTAAATTGCAACCTATCTTAGAAAGTAAAACACTTGAAGAGATGTTCAACAATTTAGTTTCTGTTACTTCGTTCGGGGAGTTCACTGCATACCAAATAGTTCAAGATTTGAATTACACCAGCTTCTTTGATTTCGGTGAGAATGAATTTTGTGCTGCTGGCCCAGGAACTATTAGAGGTATTCACAGGACTTTCGATATAGAAGGAACACCAGATTACCAAGAAATCATTAAATGGGTTCAAAAGAACTTCAGGAAGCTGATGAACGAGTATGGTATCCCATTCAAAGGATTAATAGATTGGGATCCTAAGATAGCAGACTTGTCAAATTGTTTCTGTGAAACGGATAAGTATCTTAGAGGTCTGGGTGGTGGCTCTTCCTCAGTGGCTGGAAAGAGGATAAAACAAGTATTTAAAGAGAGTGATCGTAAAATAGAATTTGCATTCCCCCAGAAATGGGGCATTAAATTGTAACAATGAAAGTATTCGAAAATTTAGATCAGGCATTGATTGGAATGTCTAAGGAGTTAATGGAAGGCGGTATCAAAAGGGGAACCAGAGGGTACACTTGTTTTGAACTCCCCCATCCAGTAATTATCTGTATTACCAATCCATCAGACAGATATGTGACAATCCCGGAAAGAAAATGGAACAAAGTTCTACCATTTGCTGAGAGTTTATGGTTGGCTTTAGGGCTTAATGATCTTGACGCACTTCCTGGGGCTTACGTTAAGAATCTTTACAACTTCTCAGATAATGGAAGGACATGGAGAGCAGGGTATGGCCCAAGGATGCGAGGGTTCACAGGCTTAGATAGAGATTATGATGTCTCGGATGTTAATGAGAAGTATTGCTTCTCTGGGCATGTTAGACACACTGATCAATTAAAGTTTGTGATAGACACCCTGAAGAAAGACCCGAACAGTCGTCAAGCCCTCATCACAATACATGATCCTGCAAAGGATTGCTTTGATGTAGATAATACTTTGAAGATCACAAAAGATCAGCCTTGCACTAGGTCTATACATTTCCAGATAACTCCGAGTGGTAAATTAGATTGCATCGTAGATCTTAGATCCAATGATGTTCTTTGGGGTTTCAGTGCTGTTAATGTGTTTAACTTCACCATGATGCAAGAGTATGTTGCAAATATCCTTGGTGTTGAGGTAGGGAATTATTACCACAAAGCAGATAATTTCCACTATTATGATAATATGGCGGACAGAGTTGGGGAATTAGCCTACTTGAATCCTGCACCATACGGCACATTCGAAAAGTTCCAGTATTCTGATAAGTTTGTATCACTTGAAGATTTCGATGAACAAATATTGAAGTTGTATGAGTATGAGCAGAGATTGAGATCAGGTGACGAAAAATGGTTGGTTTGGTTCGATAATGATATGATATATGATTGGGCAAGAGTATTCTACCAGCACTGGACTAAAGGAAAAGTGGAGTTCAAGAATCCATATTTAAACAAACTTTTTAATTCGTAACAAATGGTTGATATTAAGTATTACCGTAAAATGAAAAGGGTAGAGAGACTTGGATTGTCATTCACCCACCGCAGTTATAATCTGCTTGAACACTCCTATATGGTAGGTATGTTGTTCAGACACTTCGCTTCAAAGGAGAATGTTGCCTATGACATACACGTTCTTGATTTAGTCCTGAATCATGACTTGCTTGAAGTAGAGACAAGTGACCTAATCACAACAGTGAAGAAGTGTTCAACTAAGACTGAAGAGGCCTGGGATATTATTGAGAACGAGATTTTGAATAAGCACCCACAGCTGGAAAGATACAGTGATAAGAAATTCAAGGATGGCATGACACCTCTACAACATAAGTTGTTCAAGGTTTGTGATTACTTGGATTTATGGATTTTCTTAAAGGAGGAAATCTCAATCGGTAATAGATCAAAAGACATTATGGAGATATTCGAAAGATGTACAAATCTTATCGGTAATGATTTCCTTCATGTTGTTAGATTCATGGAAACATATGAGTGCTAAAGTATATGGGTTTATAGGATTAAATGGTTCTGGGAAACATTACAGAGCAGAAATTGTGCAGAAAGAGACAGGTGCCGATTTAATAGACTTCAGTGATGGAGTTAGGGATTACACTTTTAGTTTTCTTGGGTGGTTCCCCAGTGCACCACAAGAGTATGAGGAATTCAAAGAGAGATCTTCAATACTTAAATTAGGTGGTGAATGGAGAGTTAGGAATACTGGTAGAGACTTTCTGGATAATGTGGGTAAGAAGATGAGGGATTTCGATCCAAATTTCTGGGCAAATTATGCCAGAGATAAAGCATTGGAATCAGAAAATGATACCATTATATTTTCGTCTTGTCGATACGATAATGAATTGCAGGCTGTGGCAGATTATTGCCATAAGAAGCATGGTAATTTCATGAACCTAACATTGATATTCTGTGACTACAGATCAGAAAAGTATGACGAGACTCCGAAGGAATACCAGGAATTCGCATTGATGCTTAGAGATAAGCACGGGTGCAAGGATGGGGATGATGTTACTGATTTAGTGTTAATGTTGTTATCTGAAAAGACAAAAATAAATGGATAAGCTCAAAAAATATCTTACAAAGAATATGATCGAATTCACTCAATTGAAGAAGAAGATCAT